TGACCGCCTAAGTAATATTAATAGGCGGTCGGACTCCCCGCTTGCGCGACTCATTTTTGGTTCCGCTAACGCAGACCGCACCATCAATATATTTTCATGGCACTAAAAAAATGCGTATTCCGTCTTTTATGTTTTTCAGTCTTTTAGTTGTTTTTTTATTAGACTCAGAAACCTAATACCTTGCGACTACTAAGAAGTTTGCTAAAGTGCTTCGCACCTAACTGAATGTCCTTGGTAGACGACGACCCTGGACCACAATATCGAGTGAAACGACAACAAAGAGACATCTCAGGTAATTACGGAATGTACACAACTGCTCGAAAGAGAGTTCGAGTCGCCGCAAAACGAGACTTCAAGAAGAAAGCAGCAGTTGGACGCGCTTTGGTTCAATCCGCAGTTTTCCAGAAACGAGTCGCATCTCGACGCCTTGCTAGTATCGGAGAACTCAAAGGAATGGACACCACAATGACCCATGCCACTGTGTTGGCAACCACCTCAGATAACTCTGATATTGATGTGCTCAATCTCATCGTCCCTGGAAACGGATCATGGAATCGCATTGGAAGAAAGATCAACCCCAAGACTATCCGCATCACGGGCCTCGCCACGCATACCTACGCTCTCACCACGACAACGAACGATGTCAGAGGCAATGTGCTCAGAATGATCGTTGTCTGGGACGCAAACCCCAACGGAGGCGCGACGGTGGCAGGAGGAGGCGCAGCACTTCCTTCTTTTGACACTATCTTTGGAGGAACCAGTCAAGCTGGTACCGAATCCACCACGATGATGGATACCCTCAAGTACGACGCCATGGATCGATTCAAAATCCTCCGAGATGTCAAATTTCAATCGATGGTCTGGGCTACGCCGCCGCTCGCAGGCACACAGAACGAAGTTGAAAACACTCACGTCATTGACGAGTTTATTCAACTACCCGAATGTGAGACCCTCTATGGAGGACAATCTGACCCACAGACAATCGCCGATATCCAATCGGGTGGGCTCTACGTGATCTGGCGTTGTGCTGCTAACAGCGCAACTAACTACTGGTCAACCAACTCGACCAAAGCACGTCTCAGATATGCAGACAAGTAATTTCGGGGAAATTTCATTTGTCTGGGGACATTATCATGTCCGGGGAGTTTCGGGGGTCCGGAACTCCGGTTCACAGCTCAATAGAGCACTTATATATAACGCACTAAAAAAATTCTCTCCGATAACTTTTTTCTTTTTTCTAAAAAATTCTTTTATAATTTTTGATAAAAATGTCGTTTGGTAGTTGGGTTAAACTTAATGTCAGCAGCAAGCACCAAAAAATTCCAACTCAACACCAAGACACTATTTCTAACTTTCCCGCAATGTCACACGAGTCTAGAATGCTTTCATCAGGCCCTCCTCAACCGGTTCGGAAGCCTTCTTGCGCAAGGAGTTTGTTCACGCGAACTGCACATGGATGGCAACCCGCACCTTCATGCGGCGCTGATGCTGAAGAACAGTTTCAGAAGCAAAGACTCGAGAGTCTTCGACTCGCTAGTGGTTCCTCCGAAACACCCAAACATCTCAGGTCGCTTCACGGGAGGGCCGAAAAAAGCGTTTCTCTACGTGATGAAGGACAAGGACTATCTCGCCCTGCCAAGCGACTTCGCTCTGGACGAGTTTGTCCAGACCCCGAAGACAGACCGAGTCTCGGTAGAGATATCAAACTCAATCTTGAAGGGTTCGACCCTGGACGAACTGGTCGTGCAATATCCAGCTTATCTTCTATTGCATCTGACACAGGTGCAGCGATTTATGGATTACCATACCTCGCTGACTCTCCGTCGTGGCTTTGCAGAGGCCCAGATGATTCCGGTCCGTGTACAACCTGCAGACGATTTCTGCACATTATGGAACAGCGAGATTGCTTCCTGGTTGAATCTGAATCTGAGGACTCCGAGGGCTCATCGCCAGAAGCAGCTGTGGATCTCTGCGGGTCCAGCGACGGGGAAGACATCTCTGGTTCTCTGGTTAGAGAAGACATTCAAGATTAATGTCTACTATTGGCCCCGCGACGAGAAGTGGTGGGATGGGTATTCAGATGATGCCTACGACCTTATCGTTTTGGACGAGTACCGCGCCCAAAAGATGATCACTGAACTGAACCCCATCTTGTCAGGTGACCCGACACCACTTTCGCGTCGGAATGCTCCTCCGCTTGTGAAGCGGCACAACCTTCCTGTTCTCATTCTTTCAAACTTCCATCCTACCTGCTGCTATTCCAAGGTCATGGCTTCCCAGCTCGCTCCATTGCTGGATCGGCTGCAGTTGGTAGAGGTACCAACTGGTGGGCTCATTCGTCTCGCAGTGCTCCCCGATGAGCTGCCACCTACGGTGCCATCCAGTCCTGCTGATAGGTATCAGCCGGACATCGAGCGTTCGTCACTTACGAACTCTCTCTGGGACGATACTCCTTATATGAGTATCTTCCCGTTAGATCATTATCAATAAAAAAGGTTTTTTAACACCAGAGTCTCCTCCCTTGTCCTTGCTGCACTCGTTCCTCATTTGCTGCGCGGTCGTTCTCTAGTGTTGATTTAATAAGATATTTAGGCCGGCATTAAAATTCGTTATACCGAATTTTGCCGGGCCTGCGGCCGGCCTTCCTAGCGTAAGGCCCAGCCTATAAATCCCCACGTCCAGCGTAGGAACGGGGAGTGGGGATTTGACCGCCTAAGTAATATTAATAGGCGGTCGGACTCCCCGCTTGCGCGACTCATTTTTGGTTCCGCTAACGCAGACCGCACCATCAATATATTTTCATGGCACTAAAAAAATGCGTATTCC